AACTTATTAAATACTACTACAAATAGAGTAGATGATATATTCTTTAAAGGTAGTGCACCCCAAAAAGAACTTGATGAAATGGAAAGTTTAGAAGTTGAGTATAATACCATTTCAGGTAAAAAAGATAAGGCATCAGTGCAACGTAAAAAAGAAATTCTTAATCGTATTACTGAATTACATAATAAATACAACAACCAGATTCCTGAAGATGCTCGAGTTGAGGTCACTAAAGAAAAACAAGCAAAGATTCATGCTGAAGGGTTGGAGAAAAATGGTCAAAATATTCGAGACGGATATCAGAAATACTCGAAATCATCTCAAGAAGAAAAAGATTCCTCGTTTAGAGAATTAGAATTAATGATGGGTCAGAATTTTTCACCAAAACAACGTAAACAATTTGAAGATGTGTTTGCTCAAATCACTCCACCAATTACAATTGCTCAATTAAAAGAAATAAACAAAACAGTTGGGTTAGGTACTGATAGTAGAAAGGTACAAAAAACTTCGGTAATGATTCATGGTATGTGTAAGATTCTTGGTAACCCTGCTGGAGAAACCTATGATAATTTAGTTGACAATTCTCATACTCACGCTTCTGCAGTTGCAAAATCAATTCTTGAAAATGAAAATGCAAGAAAAGGATTATTGAATTCAATCAGAGAAGATTTTCCACTAAAATCATTAATGACAGGTGAAGAAAATATGGCACTCGGTGATTTATCTGCTGATAGACAAACTTTATCAGAAGTATTCGGTGTTTCTGATTTTAATGAATTACAAGAAAACTTAAAAGTTAGAGAAACGCCTCCACCACCATCAATTGTATATTTGGTTGAAGGTGAAGAACCTATACCAGTATCTATAATCAATACAAGACCAGATGGAATTGGATATGGTGGTACTTGGAAACTTGAAATGAAAGTTCACCCTGAATTTGCAAATAAAATCAAAGAAGCACAAAATAAATTAGAGGCATAGTAATTATCTCTTTTGTTTAAGTAGTTTATATTTATAACTGAAAAAGGGAATTCTCATTATAGAGAAATACATAATATGAAAACACAATTACTGTGTACATTTACGACAAAGGCTGAGTTACAAAAGGTTCTACAAGAAATTAGAGAAACTTATGTAATAGTGTATAACTACATCTATATATTACAGAACAAATCAAACTTAGATGAATTATACATCACATATAACATCAACACCGAATTTAGACCACATCAACCATTAAGTGATACTATTTTGATTCATCGTAAAAAAGAATCAAATTCACTATATACAATCAATGCACTAAACCAACTTGTGAAAGAAGAAAATGGTGGAGTGTTAGATAAATCATTTATCATCGATTGGCAGAAGTTTAGAAATTCTATAATACTTACAAATACTGAAGGTACTAAGAAAATCCAAACTCGTATATTTGAAGTAATTGAGTTTAATCAAAAATAAAATAACAAATGGCAAAATTTACACGAGAACAAATCGAAGAAACGTTAAAAGGCAAAGGATATAAATACTTTACAAATGATAAAGGATTTGATGTTAACATTGTTGGTATCAGAAATTCGGATACACATGGTGAAGTAACAAATAAATTTGATGATACTTTAACAATATCTTATAAAGATTTAGATGGAAAGTGGGTTTATAATGAATATAAAGCAACAACAGACCCTGGTTCACATTGGGAAAAGAACTTATTGAACAAAGATGGTGTTGCAATTCTAAAGCCAGGTCAATATAGAGGTTCACATAAACTTGGATTACATCAAGGTAAGTATGAAGCACTAAGACAACAAAAACCTGTTAAAGTTTATAGAGATAATAACAAAGATGGTAAATATGATATGATTGAAGAGAATGTACAAGAAGGTATATTTGGAATCAATATTCATAAAGCTGGAAAGTTTGTAAATGGTTCAACTCAGATTGATAAATGGTCTGCTGGTTGTCAAGTATTCTCTAAGGAATCCGACTTCAACGAATTTATGGAAATTTGTAGAAAGGCTAGAGATGTATGGGGAAACTCTTTCACATACACATTGATAGAATCTAACGATATCGTATAGATACATAAAAACAAAACAAATTGAAAAAGGGGGAAAGAAATTTCCCTCTTTTGTTGTTTATATCAATTATTTTTCGTATATTTGTGTAACAAATGAAGAAAATAGACACTCTAAAAATAAATTTAAAAATAATTAAAAATAAATTTGGCAGTATCAATTTTATTTCGTATATTTGTATAACAAATGGATAAATACCCACTTAAAAGTGGATTTTTTGATATTTATATAAGGTGTAGGAAACACACCAAAATAAAACCATTAAATAAATAAAACAATAAAATTTAAACAATTATGGCACTAGATTTAAGCGCAATCAGAGGTAGACTGAACAAACTACAAAACACTGGTAATTCTAAAAGTAATCTTTGGAAACCAACTCCTGGTAAACATCAAGTAAGAATTGTACCTTACCTATTCAACAAAGAAAATCCTTTCATCGAATTGTATTTTCATTACAACATCAACAACAAAACTTATTTATCTCCTTCTTCGTTTGGAAGACCAGACCCTATTGTAGAGTTTGCTGACAAACTAAAAAGAATGGGTGATAAAGAAGATTGGAAAGCAGCTAAGAAAATGGAACCTAAGTTAAGAACTTTTGTACCTGTATTAGTTAGAGGTGAAGAAGGTGAAGGAATTAAATTTTGGGGATTTGGTAAAACTGTTTATCAAGAAATCTTAGGATATATCGCAGATCCTGATTATGGTGATATTACTGAACCAACAACTGGTAGAGATATTACTATTGAATATACTTCAGCTGAAGATGCAGGGACTTCATATCCTGTAACTACAATTAGAGTAAAACCAACTCAAACTCCTATAACAAACGATGAAGCGCAAGTAAAACAATTGTTAGAAGGACAAACTAATATTACTGATATCTATTCAGAATTAACTTATGATGAATTGAAAGGTATTTTAGAAGGTTGGTTGAATCCATCTGCAGAAGGAGCACAAGAAAGTGCATCACAACAATCACTTTCAACTCCATCAACTCCATCAACTCCAGCAGCACCTGCTCCACAGGCAGCAGCACCTGTTGCAGAAGATAGAAAAAAGTTAGATGATGTAGCAAACGCATTTGACGATTTATTCAATTCATAATACTAAAACTTAATGGCAAAAAAGACAAAAGAAGATGATTTGGCAAGTTTACTTGCTGAATCATTAAATAAACAGGCAAAAGACCAAAAGGTAGCATTCTTTTTGGACGGGGGAGATTCCCCTACTGATGTATCCGATTGGGTATCAAGTGGAGCATCTATGTTAGACGTTGCCATTTCGAATAGACCTTATGGTGGATTTCCTGTTGGTAGAATCGCCGAAATTACTGGATTGGAACAATCTGGAAAATCATTAGTATCAGCTCACCTCCTTGCGGAAACGCAGAAAAAGGGTGGTGTGGCTGTACTGATTGATACTGAGAACGCAGTAAGTAGAGAGTTCTTAGAAGTAATTGGTGTGGATGTATCTAAATTATTATATGTAGCAGCTGAGACAGTAGAACAATGTTTCGAATATACTGAAACTATTATTGAAAAAGTGAGAGTAGCATCGAAAGATAAACTTGTAACAATCGTAGTAGATTCAGTAGCAGCAGCATCAACTGAAAAAGAGATGGATGCTGATTATGGTAAAGATGGGTACGCTACCGATAAGGCAATCATCATTTCTAAAGCAATGCGTAAAATTACTAATTTAATTGGTAGACAGAAAATCACATTGGTTTTCACAAATCAGTTAAGACAGAAAATGAACGCAATGCCATTCTCTGACCCTTGGACTACATCTGGTGGTAAAGCTATCGCTTTTCACGCTTCGGTACGTTTAAGATTAAAAGGAATGGGAAGTATCAAGGCTAAAGTAAATGGTATTGATAGAATAGTAGGTATTAAAGTAAGAGCACAGGTTGTTAAAAACCGAATGGGACCACCACTTAGACATGCTGATTTTGAAGTAATGTTCGATAGAGGTATCGATAATTATGGAG